TCCAGATACAGGTCGCACATTGTATGATGTCAGGAAGTCTGCACCACGTAGAGATCTTGAACCTACTACTCTTCCATTACTCGACAGTGGTGGAGGCGCAGGTGGCGCTTCAGCCGAATACTGTCGACCTTTCATTGAAGAAGCTCAACAAACTGGTGACTACTCTTCTGTACCGGCGGAGTGTAGATACCTGTTGAAAGAGGAAGAAGAGGATGTCAATGGAAAAGCAACCTTTAGTGAAAGTCGCCAGTCTATTTCCCGAGGGAGACGTGTCCGACGCCGCCCTTGGAAGGCTCGCGAATAGCCTACGACGGACCGAAATCGGATATAACCAGGATGTTCGTACTCCTTTTTGGTATGGACGTCCCCGTGATGAGATTCTCAATGAGCTTGAAGAGGCGATTGGTGAATCTCAGTATCCTGAGCTAAATGAGAGGGATTCACAAGAGCGTGAAAAGGTCGGACCGCTTTCGCTCATGTCACCTTGGGCTGAGCGTAAAGAGGAAGCGAATAAATATTTTTCATTTCAGAAATTTGATGGAGACATCGAAATTCTTGATCGTGCCTGGAAAATAGTCGCTGAAAAGATTCCCTCTAGGTCCGTACGTCCAATAGGGCCTCGAGCTGCTCTAGATGCAATACCTCAACATAAGAATTGGGGTTATCCTGAATGGACTAGCAATCCAGGAGTCAGGGAAGAGTATCTTGAGTTAATGCTGTCTCTGCGTAGACCTGAAGACTCAGGGCCAGCCACGGTGTTCTGGCGTGGACAACAGGATGGCCCTAACAAAACGAAGGATAGGTTAGTATTTGGATACCCTAAGTCCGTTGTGATATTAGAAGCACAGTGGATGTATTCTATACTTAACGTGTTCAAACGATGTTTAGGTCATTCAGCGTGGAATACACCTGATGACGTGTCTATAGCTATCACTAAAATGATAGATATGGCGAAGGAGTTGGGTGTACCCTTAGTCTCCGGGGATTTCTCAGGCTTTGATGCTTCTGTTCCATCTGAATTAATAGATAGAGCGGTTGCGTTAGAGGGGCATTGGCTTATTCCTGAGATACGTGACCAAGTAGAATTGAGTGGTGAGATATTTAAGACAATATCGTTGGTTGTTCCATACGAAATTCTAACTGGTAAGACCGGTGGCATACCGAGCGGTGCGACGACAACTAATCTTAGAGATAGTGATATCAATGAGATGGCGCAGCACTATGTCGCCATGAGATGTGGTAGTGAAGTTGCTGCATTAGAAGTTATGGGAGATGACTTTGTTGCAGTTTATAATCCTCCCATCGAGGTGTCTAAGTTAGCAGAGACATTCAGGGAGCTCGGACTGAAAATGAAGCCCGAAAAGCAATTGATCCATGACGAAGCCGTGTTGTATTTACAGAAGATGCATTTATCCTCTTATCGTAAAGATGGTATATGTGTCGGAGTACATTCACCATACCGTGCCATGTCAGGTTTGACAGGTATGGAAAGATACAAAGACCCAGATAAGGACTGGGATAAGTATTTGGCATCGGCGCGTGGTATCATGCAATTGGAAAATGTAAAACATGACCCTCGTTTTCCTGAATTTGTAAGGTTCTACGTTGGGGGAGATACTCTGGTTGGGTCTGGCATGGACCCCGTTGATATATTTCAACGAGCCGGAGGAGCGATTAGGATTAGGGAATCGCTTGATAAAGCTTCCTTCCCATACAACGTGTATGATCCAAGCGGTG